ACCAACCTCTCCCCAATTATCACCTAACTCCTGGTCAACTTTACTTGGAACTTTTAGTTCAAGACCCGTTTCCATAATCTCCTTGATCCTCGATGCTTGATCCTCGGACTCTATACTAAAGCATAGTTCATCATGCACAGTGATCAATGGACAAAATCCTTCTTCATAGCAATCCGCCATAGCTTTCTTTGTTTGATCTGCTGCACTGCCTTGTATAAGTTTGTTCAATGCCTTGTAAGTAAAGGCTCTTCGTATACTAGGTCCATACTCCTTATGTGCTTCTTCATACTTTAAAGGTTTCTTGTAACCAAAACTATTAGGCTCCCATAAATTAAAACGGCAACGTCTACCTAAGATAGTCCGTATCTGTCCGTATCTAGATGCTCTGGAAGAAACCATATCTGCCAAACCTTTTACAAACGGCACACGGGAGTGATATTTAGCTAACAACTCTTTGGCTTCCTCTTTTGTTATATCTAGAGTGTTTGCCAACTTACCTATGCCCATACCATACATAATACCAAGGTTAACTGTTTTAGCTTGTTTACGATTAATCTCAGCCATATCTGCCACCATTTGATGAAAGTCTGGATCATCTGTATTATATTGTTCTACAAGTTCATCAATCTTAGGATGTTTATCTTCACCCAGACTCGCACAATAATGAACCAATAACCTTGGCTCCTGGCTTGAATAGTCAAAGCTTCCCCATTTCGTACCTTCCTCTGGTAGAAACAAACCTCTAATCAGTTCTTTAATCTCTGGATCTCTCGCAGGTATTTGCTGTAGGTTTGGATTAGAAGAAGAGAAACGACCTGTAACTGTCCCTCCATCATCAGAACGCAGTTGATGAAACTCACAATGTATTCTGCCTTTGTGTTCATACCTTAATATACTATCGATAAAAGTATTGTTAGCCTTGTCTACTTCCCTTAACTTCAATATCTTTGATGCAATAGGATGTTCACAAGTCTGTAAGAAAGCTTTTGTAAAAGACGGCTGATTATTGCTCTCTGTGCGTCCGTAAGGAACTTTGTAAAAGTCAAACACAGATGCAATACTTGTTGCCACCCAGGGTAATACCTCCAGACTAGTTTCTTTCTTTATGTCAAGAACTAATTTATCTTTTATTTTTATTAATTTTTTTCTTGCTTTTTCAGCTTGATCAAGATCTACCCTTACACCTTTTCTTCGCATATCTAAAACAACAGGTATTAAGCTTGTTTCCAAGTCAAAGATAGTCTCTAAACTTTGTGACGTAATCTCTGTCTGTAATCTATCCCATAGCTTTAATGTCATAATCACATCTTGCTCGGCATATGCACCAACGAACTTTGCAGGTAATCGCCACATTTCTTCTTTAGCATCGATACCCCAATCACTTGCTGTTGCCCTCAAAAGCTTTTCATCTTTCCTCATGTCTATATAATCTCGCCCTAGAGCATTCAGAGCATATGAAAATCTATTCTCATCTACCAAAGGTGCAGCGACCATTGTGTCTATAATCTTGCCCTTCACATCAACACCAGAGGCATATAGCCATCCCATATCATACATGGAATTGTGCATAATTTTTGGAATGTTGGGAGTGTTCAATTGATCCTTTAACCATGACATAACTCTATCCTCTGCAAGGTTGCCACCTGCTTCATGACGTATAGGATAATAACCCATGAAATCCCCACCTGCGATAGCTATGCCAACAACATATCCATCATTGCGTACCCAACCTGGACCTAGCTTTTTAAGATTTGGATCTTTTGTTTCTAAGTCTATGGCTATATATTTACAGTTTGTTAGATCTGGAAACTCTGTAGGAGGTGTCCAATCATTTTCCATCTGGTCAAGTTCAAGACGTTCAAGAAAATGCATTGTACTGTTATCTCTCATTTTTCTCTCCTCCTAATGCAGCGTAGCCACATATATCAATCCACGAGTCCTCATGGTCTGGTGTTTCAATTAATCTGGATAACTTAACAGCGATCATACAAGCATACACTTGTTCAACTGTAATATCCTTATCAAGTATTGGACTCCAGAGTTCGGCTATCCTTTTATGGTTAAGATAAGCATCACCATAATCCTTTGCTCTTTCACCACTGATCAATATCTTTGCTTTATCTAATATCTGATCTCTTTTCATATTTGATACCTATGCTCCGACCCTGTTTCTATTATATGTAAGTTTTCTTTTGTTCTTGTGACACCTGTATAAAAGACTCTATGCTCATCATCCTGGTTTTCATTCTTGACACAAGCACGAGATGATTCTGACATAAGCATGATGTTATCATCCTCACCGCCTTTCATGGCATGAATGGTTGACACATTGATCCTTGGAGATTCAAAATCTTCTCCTCTTCTAATCAACGCATCCATATAAAACCGATCATCTTTTGATACATTCAGCATATCTCTTGAGGGAGTGTCTTTTGGTGCAATCATCCCGTAGTTTTTAACTAAATCATCATATCCAAGAATAAGATCATGCTCTAAAAAATCTAACTGTTTTGTAACACCACGTTTTATCTTTGCATTATTTCCCATTTTGGGAAGTGCAGCATAGAGATCTTTAATCATCTGTAAAGGTAGCTTACTGCCCTTCTGCAAAAGCTCCCATGTCTTCATGTTGCTAATCATGCCTTGATTCAAACTAGGTGAACCATATAGATTAAAAAGATACCCATCCTCTCGTAAAGAGTTTGCTATCTTTTGTACAATTTTATTTGTACGAGCCATGATTGTCCACGAACCTTGGTCAATATCTACATCATGCATATTTAAATGATAGTTAACACTGCCAGGCTTCATCATAGGATGCCAATCTTTAGGTTGGCGATAAGATATTCTTTTTACAATTCTATTCGCAACAGAAAAAACAGAAGTAGGAACTCTGTAACTTTGTTTTAAAATTTCGATATTATGACAAGAGTTCATAAAGTCCTCAACAGATACACCATTCCATCTGTGTATACATTGATCATCATCACCCGCATACCATATCTCTTTGGCATTATGTTTCATAACATCAACCTGTCTCCATTGCAGTGGAGTTAAATCTTGTGCTTCATCTACAATTAATAAATCTAAACTAGGTGCACTGCCTCCATTTACAAATCCTTTAATCATATCTGTAAAATCAACTTTATCGTTTTCTTTTTTAAAATTATGATAGACAGCATTAAGTTTGTTAAGTAACGTCCAGTGTAATGTATAATCTTCTGTTTCGTTAAACTGCTCCTCTAAAGATACACATCTCATAATAGATCTATGTATAACCTCAAGATACTTGTTGCCTTCTCTGGCTGACATGTTTATCAAACCATCTTGACTATTTCTAGCTGTGTTAGTGTCAAATACCAACCCAACCTCATTACCAATATTGTTAAAATCATATTTGGACATGACTTGATCTTTATTAAAACCAAGCCATTGAAAACCCGTAGAGTGTAAAGTTCTAAACCAGGGTGTGTCCTCCTCTGTAAGATTTAGTTCAGTAGCAACCCTTGCTCTAGCTTCTTCAACTGATTTACGAGAGAAAGATACAAAGCCTATCTTATCTGGTGGTGTACCCTTTTTCAACGCATCACGAACCACGTTTATTAACGTAAACGTCTTGCCACAGCCTGGTGGCCCAAAGATTAATTTTTCTAACATTACTTTGTCCTTGGTCTAGTTTTAATCCAATCAGATACATCCTTGCGTATCCACCGCATAGGACTCTGTTTGCTCTCCGCACCTAACTTCAAAGGTCTTGGAAAGATACCTTCGTCCATCCATCTGTAGATGGTAGACTCGGAAACCTTTATCCATTCGACAATATCCGTTAATGTGAGAAGCTCATCATCTTCAGAATGGGATGTCGGATTCATCACTGCTCTCCTCTATTGGTAATTCAACTTCTTCTTCGTGAAACTCTGGAACCCACCAAACTCGTATGTTTGACCATTTCCCTGTTTCATCATTCTTCAATGTGTATACACCATTGCAATTCTGACCACTGTTCAAGTCTTTCAACCTTTGTTGAAGTTGAGGTCTGGTGTAACCATTAAAACCACGTTGTCTTAAAAACTCCTGTAAACCTTTTATCGTAAAGTATGTAAGATCGTTCTCTGTCCACGGCTTACCTATATTTAGTTCCTCTGGTGATCGTGCCCTTATTCTGCTTGTGCAGTATGTCTGTAACAACTCTTTGAACTGACCCTTCATAGTTAACTCTTCTGGCACTTCGATAGTCGTAGCCTTCTCTAACAGACGATTAATCAATGTTTGCCACTCACCTGGTTTCATAATAGGCGGCATATAGTTTAACTGCTCTATACAAGCCTCTTGAAAATGTTGTTGCATCTGTAATTGTTTTGTAGATAACTCAAGCCGTCTGCCGTTTACATCCAGAAAGAATAGTCTTGGATCAGATAACAGTATTGTAAGTCCTCCTATTGAAGGTGCTGAGTTACCATTTCCTACACCATACTTTCTAGTTTTGCAAACCTGCTTATCACAATGACTCTTCAACGGCTCAACATTACATTGATACTGATACTCTTTCTTCTCATGCTGTTTCTGTAACGCAACAATCTCCGTGGCAGGTAGTGGTGGAGACGAATACTTTTGGTTTATGTCCTCAAACATCTTCTGCCAGGTATCCTTGTCCTTTTTCTGACAGTATGTGCATACATTAAATAGAACTGTGTTCCTCGAACCTTGTGGCACACCTAAATTTAAAAATCCTTGAATACACGGAGGAGCATCTGAAAACTCTTCTCTGCGTGTACCAAAATCAATCTTGTTTAAATCATATAATGTTATCTGTTTCTTTTCAGCTTGTTTAACAAACTGTTCTAAATTTAAATCTTTACCCTTTTCATCCACTGCGTATCGAACTGTCTTGTCACTATCAAAGTAAGGTAGGTTTATAAAGTTACCTACATCACCACGATCTGCTAATATCTGATCTTGTTTTGGAAATATCTCACAACCAGAAAAACCCATCGCTGCAGCAATCTCGAACATATGATCACGAAACTCTGCTGCGTTAACCCAATCTTTCATAAATATAAATATGTGTGCACCACCAGACTTTGAACGGCAAACAACTGCTGGTATCTTCAATGCTTTACATTTCTTTGCTATTTCTTTGTGGTCAACATTATAGGTATCAATGTCAAGAACACCAAACTTGCATTCATTACCATCGGTGATTGGGATCGATCCAATACCTTTAACACCTTTTAAATGACCTTCTATCATTTCAACAGACAAAGGTGTTTTTACGATAATGCTTTTTGCTTCAGCTTTACCATTACGTCTCATACTGCCCACAGTTGTTTCACCATGTGCTAGGTTAGAGCCTTCAAATAAATCAAAAAATTTCTGTGTTACTGACATGAAAAAAAAGTAGCAGTGCTATGGAGAAAACACTGCTACTCCACTACACCCTAAAAGGGTGCGTCTTCTTGATTTTCAGAAACAGCCTTTGCTTCTCCCTTCATAACTGAAGATCGAAAGCTTTTCGCTTCATCAAACAAAGCCTTAGAATCCACTAGATCGACTTTCTCTACATTGAGATTGTACCATGTACCTAGTTCATTGGACTCTTCAACTGTCTTTATTCGCCACTTGGTAGCAAACAAAGCAGGTTGTTTGAACTCTCCCTTTTTGTCTTGGATCTTGAACATTGCTATTTGTGTCTTCCACCTACGACTTACCTTTAACGCAGAAGATTTCATATCAATGATAGCAGGTTGTGCACTGCCATCGTCATTCAAGACCATACAATAGTGCTGATCAGACTTAACTAACTGATTACCACTAGGAAGTATCTCTACACTTCTGTCTCTAGTTGTTTGACTAAGAACAGGTGAATCCACTTCTATCTCACCCACAAAGCCACCGCCTTGATCTCTTGGTACAAACTCAAGATACTTTGTTTCCTGGTAGCAAGGTATAACTACTATACCTTTTTCACCATCCCAGAACTCGCCTGTAACAGTATTAAATAAATCACCTTGCGATGCACCCTCAATAAACTGAGGATCACTCTTCTTAATCTGTGGTGATAAAGCTTGTATAGCTCTGATAAAAGGAATTTGTAATTCATTTGTATCATAATTAATACCCTCACCTGCGGACTCAAGTATATCGTCCATAATTGGTGAAACTGATGTATTAGACTTTGTTGTTATATCTTTTTTATCTGGCATATTTACCTCCCTTATTTTCTTTTAACAACTGCTGTTCGTGCCACAAAAGCACCAAATAAATCCAAATCAATTGGAACACCCTTTTCAACCATATCCCTTACAAATGCTTTAAGGGTCATAGAATGAATGTGCGTCTTTGATTCGGGATGAAAACCTTTTTGATCCAGATCTACCATTAGATCTTTAG